CCCGTATGCTCCTCCAGACATTGCTCAGCGTAGTCTTCATCCCGGTCGTTATCGTCGTAACTGCCGTTCGGATCGATTTCCACACGGTGCTGACGTTGGTTTTAATAGCTGTCCCGACAGTTGATACGGTCTGCTTGACCGTATTCCAGGCTGTAGAAAACACCTGCCTGATGCTGTTTAGGGTGGATGTCAGGAATGATTTGATCGTGTTCCAGGTTGTCTGGATCACAGTCTTCAGCTTACTGACTACTGTAGAGACAACAGTTCTGATCGCAGTCCAGACTGTCGTGAAGGTATTCCGGAGCCTGGTCAGGATCGGTGTCAGGATCGTAACGATTGCGTTCCACACAGACTTGATCGTTGCTTTGATTGCATTAAGAGCTGTCGATACAGTCGTTTTGATCTTCTGCCAGGCCGTTTTGAGCGTGGTTCCGAAGTTCTCCCAGATGAACTGCCAAGGGATAGTCAGGATCGTAAAGGCCGCGGAAAGCAGCCCTTTTATGAAGAGGATCCCGACCTGTACTACGCTCTTGATCGTCTCCCATACGGTCATCACAGTCCCGGAGATTGCATTCCAAACGGTGGACATCGTGGTCTGGATCGTTGTCATTGCCCCTGTGATCGTGGTTTTTATAGACTCCCAGGTCGTCACAAAGAAGTCTCTTATCCCGGTAAGGACAGTAGTGACCGTCGTAGTGATACCCGTCCAGATATTCGTAAAGAAGGTGACAATCCCGTTCCAGATACCTTCAAAAAACGTCTTGATCCCGGTCCACACCTGGTTCCAGCTGGTACCAAACCAGGACAGGACTGCATCTGCGACACCTTTGATCGTGTTTACAGCTGTAGAGAACATACCCTGGATGCCTGTCCATACGGAGGAGAATACAGTTTTAACTCCAGTCCAGGCCTGGCCCCAGTTCCCGGTGACCACTCCGATGAACACGTCGAGCAGTCCTGTGATCACACCCAGAACTGTCTCCAGGACTGTGGCGATCGTGGAAAAGGCACCTTCAAACACTGGCGCCAGGAAGCTGCACAGACCGTTCCAGATCTTTTTGATTGTCTCAGAGACGCTGGAGAAACTGATCCCCAGGGCAGACAGCCGGGTTTTGATCCCATCAACAAAGCCGCTGACCGCTGTCTTGATCCTGGTCCATGTTCCGATGATCGCCTCCCGGAAGCTGTCGTTTGTCTTCCAGAGGTGCACAAAGGCCGCGACCAGCACGCCAATGACTGCCACCACGGCAAGGACCGGTGCGGAAACTCCACCCAGGGCAGCACCGATCTTCCCAAGGATCCCATGCGCTCCGGAGACTGCAGTCTTTAACTTCCCGAAGGCCCCTGCCAGCTTTACAAAGCCCTGCATGGCGATACCGATCTTCGATATACACGTCCCCAGGATCACCAGAAAAGGCCCCAGAGCAGCGACGAACAGTCCCACCTTCAGGATCGCATTCCGCTGAGACTCAGACATGCCGTTTAGCTTATCGACAAATCCCTGGATCGCTGTCACGATCTTCCGGATGGCGGGCATCAGCATTTCGCCAAAAGAAATGGCCAGCTCCTCCAACTGAGATTTCAGTATGGTGAGCTGACCATTTAAGTTGTCCTGCATGACGGCAGCCATCTTTTCTGCCGTGCCATTGTAACCATCAATCTCATCCGAGCAGGTGGAGATGGCATTTTCCAGTTTCTCAATATCTGCCGGTGCCGCATTCATCAGCGCCAGGAACCCGGACATGGCATTCTTTCCGACCAGGGACTCTGCAGCAGCTGCTTTTTCAGACTCTGTCATCTTGGAGAAGGCGCCCCGGCAGTCAGCCAGGATATCACTAAGGTTCCTCATCGATCCATCGGCATTGGCTGTCTGGATCGTTACATCACCAAGAGCCTTGCCGGAGAGCTTCAGTTCTCCCTGGAGCTTTGTCATGATGGTCCTGAGGGCAGTACCCGCAGACGAGGATTTGATCCCAGCATTGGCCATAAGACCGATCGCCTCTGCAGTATCCTCCGCAGAGTAGCCGAGGGCTCCAGCAATAGGGGCACAATACTTGAAAGTCTCACCCATCATGCTGACATTTGTGTTGGCATTAGAGGATGCTGCCGCAAGGATATCCGCGAAGTGGCTGGAGTCCTTAGCAGAAAGGCCAAACGCTGTCAGTGCATCGGTTACGATGTCGGAGGTGGTCGCCAGATCCTCACCAGAAGCCGCAGCCAGGTTCATAACACCTTCGATGCCTTCCAGCATGTCATTAGTCTTCCAGCCGGCCATGGCCATGTAGTTCATGCCTTCAGCAGCCTCAGAAGCGGAGAACTTGGTCTTGGATCCCATCTCCCGGGCCTTGTTGCGGAGAGCATCGAGATCATCCCCGGTAGCCCCGGAAACAGCAGCCACTTTGCTCATAGAGGAATCGAAGTCTGCGGAAGTCTTGACCGCAGCCGCACCGAGACCCGCGACTGCTGCGGAAGCCGGCATCACCGCCTTCCCTGCGCCAGTGATAGCGTCTCCTGCCTTCTCGAACTTCTTTCCAGTCTCATCGATCTGAGCCAGGACACTGCTTGTATTGGTTGCCTCCTGCTGCAGGCGCTTCAATTCCTCTTCTGTCTCGATGATCTCCCTTTGCAGAGCATCGTATTTATCCTGCCCCAGGGTCCCGTTTTCGAGCTGCTGCTTTGCCTGCTCCTGGGCTGTTTTCAAAGCATCCAGTTTTTCTTTTGTTGCAGAGATGGCGTCCTTTAGAAGTTTCTGCTTCTGGGTGACAAGGTTGGTGTTGGCGGGATCAAGTTTCAGGAGCTTGTTGACATCCTTTAGAGAGGTCTGCGTAGTTCTAATCGTAGAATTGACACCCTTCAGGGCTTTATCCAGACCAGTTGTATCACCGCCGATCTCAACGGTTATTCCCTTGATTCTGCTACCTGCCATGATCCTCACCTCCTTCTTTTAGGCATGAAAAAAGAGCCGGGGTGAACCGACTCTTAAATCTAATGGATAATCCTTTTCTTACCTATCAAACTCCTCGTGGACTACTTCCCTATCAAACTATTATATGCATCGTCAAGTAACTTCTTGTGGTAGCTACAGTATGGGCTTCCTTCTTCAGCTTTATTATTACACACCTCAACGCCGTTCTCCAAAAATGCACACTTCTTACTATTTTTCTTTGAGGGCGAAACATCAGTGTTGGATTGCTTTCCAGAATTGCTTCCTTCCGATGCTTTTGTTAAGCAGTCCATACAATACATTGCATCCTCGTCAATATATTTACCACAATCGGCGCATCGATTAGAATGCGTAACACAACAATTGGTATCTCCAGAAGGCGCTATATAATTATTACATCCAGGATGAGCACACTTTGTCGTAGGTGTTCCATACTTGTTTGTGAAGGAGCCTGAACCATTATTTGTACTCGGTTGATAATCGGAATCTGTCTCATTTACACCCTTAACGCCAAATCCAAGATCAATTAAACTAAAACCAAGACCATTATTTTTTAGCCACCATTCAAGCTGCTCTACTGAATCCGGAATAACTTCTTTAGGATATGCTTTCACTTCTTCTACAAGAGAATCATCCGCGGAAAATTCAGGATCACTAAAAACCACTTCATCCGCCATAAAAGAATTTGATTCATTGTATGTGGCAATATCAAACGATCCGAATATTGACGCACTTTTATCTGCAGCATCCTGGCCAGTATTTGCGAGCGGAACGTAGATTTCATACTTTCCATTTTCTCCATTTACATCAATGGTCCATTTTAATTCCTGCATTCCAGCATTGTTTCCATTATACTCAAATAAAAGCCATAGATCATTTGAGCCTTCTACCGCTCCAACAGCTACCCTTATGTAATCTGTTGTACCTGGTGGAACAGGTATTGCATATTCATAGCCTGTAAAGAAGTCATCCTCACGCTTTTCACCAGTTGATTTTATGTTTTCTATGCATTTAGAATACTTTAATCGTTTTTCTTCTTCGGCAGTATCGGCTTCTTCAGATACAGTTTCAGCATTTTTTTGTTCTTCTGTGGCTTCTTCAGCACTCTCTTTCTCAACAGTTTCTTCTACTGTTTCAGTGCTACTCGCCTCTGTAGTATTTGATGAGCTTCCACCTCCACATGCACTTAAAACTAAAGCTGCGCAACAGCCTACCAGCAGCAATACTTTTTTCATGTATACCTCCGTTTGCATTCCATGTAATCTTTTACTTCGAAAAGTATATCATTAATACATAGGAAGCGTAACCCGTCAAGTGTTCCAAAATGGAAAGATTGTATTACAATAATATATTCTACACCTAAGCCCTGTCTCTCGGGTGGGCTCTCAGCCCACTTTATAATATTCCAAATATTTAAAACTTATCAAAATCACTCTGATCCGCAATCCGCCTGTATTTCACGCCATCGTTGGCCTTTTCTGTCCACATGTCGAGGACCAGGCCTATTGTAAGAAGGTCGAGATCCCGGATAGAGATCCCGACCTCCGTGCAGCGCAGAAGGAACAGTGGCGTGGTCATTTCCCGCTCACTTCTGCCAGTCCTTTTTTTGCCTGTACATCCGTCATCAGGTTGTCTCCCCACAACTCCAGGATCTGCGGCAGAACCTGGTAGATAGAGAACATCTCAAACTGATCCAGCCACTCGTCGATAGTCTTCGGAATGGATGGATCCGCATGGTATGCCATGATGTAGGCAACGTTCTCAAAGATCTCCAGGTCTTCGATCTGCAGCTCATCACCGTCCTCAGTTTTCCTGGTGAAGGACTTCTCGAGCTTGGTCAGGTCTTTGAAGATATCCCGTTTGAACTTAGCCCTGTAAAGGCGAGGGACCGTTGCCGACGAGCGGAACTGTACAGGTTTCCCTGAAATCTCAATAGTGCGTTCGATCATGTCTTACTCCCCCTCTCCATTGGTTTCTGTAGGCAGATACACAGACTGGTACCAGCCTGCATAGGTAGCAGCATCTGTTGTATCGCCGGTGCGTGCCTTCACCAGGCCATCGGCCCTGGGGTCAGCAGTGATGGACAGCGTTTCTGTACCGGGCTCGATCGTATCCTCCTTTGTCTCCGACTCGATGGACGGACGGGAGCTGGTGCAGTTGTAGAGAACGTGGCGGATGCAGTTCACATCGCCATCGAATTCAAAGAGCAGCGCGAACTTCACGCTCTCCTTGTTGTCGCTCTTCTCGATCAGGACACCTTTGGAATCCAGCTCTTCCTGCAGGATCTCTGTACGGAACCACTCCGGCACCAGGGCCATCTCCAGATCGCCGGAGTACCCGTTGTTCGTCACTGAGCGGAAATATACGATGCCGTCTGCATAGAAGGGGCTGGACTCACCCTCAGCATCCAGTGAAATACTGACAGCACCCGGGATCGCTCTGGGGGTAGCATATGTAAATGTGGTTACCCCCTCCGTCACCGTCTCCGTGAGCTTGGTGTAAGTGGTAATCTATTTTCCAGAGATTCCGGCATTTAATATTCCCTAAGAACGGCATTTTATTTTCCATAGGTCCACACTTCGGATATACTGCTATCCGGAGGTG